CCACGTCGCCAGCGCAACCACCGCCGAGGCGAGCGTGGTGAAGACCGAGATGATGCCCGTGACGATGCTGTGCAGCCCGCCGATCGCGCCCGCTGCGATCCTCGCCGCCGTCCCGATGCCGATCAGCGCCGCCGCGACCGACCCGATGATCACCGCCCACTTGAGGATAGAGACAACAAGTTCCCTGTGGGTGCTCACGAACCGCCGCACACCTTCCAGAACCCGGACCAGCTCGTTGAACCATCGCTCCAAGGTCGGCCCGATGGCCTCGCCGATTGCGATGCGCGCTTCCTCGGCCGCCGTCTTCACTCGCCCGAAAGCCAGCGTCAGCGGATCGCCCATGTTGGCGGCCATAGCCTTCGCCGCGCCATTGGTGTTCTGCATCGCCTTCTGGGTTTCTCCGAGCTTGCCATTGATCAGAGCGAGCATGGCGGCTTGGCCTCTGCCGAACACCGCCGAAAAGACGGCGGCGCGCTGCGGCTGGGTCATCCCGGCGGTCTTCTTCATCAACTCGGTCAGAATGTCGCCCAACGAGCGCATGTTGCCTTTGGTGTCGGTGACGGAAATGTTCAGGTCATCGAGGGCTTTCTTCGCCCCGGCTGTCGGAGCGCTCATGTTGACCCGGCTCTCCATCTCCTTCGGGCTTCCACCACGTGCGCCCTTCGGGGCCTGGTGCCCGGACGTATCAACTCCCGCGAGCTTGTCCTGGATGCTCTCGGATGACAGCCTGCGGTAGGCCATCGCCAGCGCCTGCCCCGCGCGAGCGCCTGTGATCCCGTTCTTTGTCAGGACCGCAATGGCAGCCGCCGTGTCCTCGAAGGATGCGCCCGCGACGCGCGCAGCCGGTCCCGCCGCCGCCAGCGCTTCGGAAATGGAATTCACGTCGGTCTTCCCTGCCCGCGCCGCTGCCGCCGTCACGTCAATGATGTGGCCGATGTCGCCGGCCTCCAGGCCGAAGGCGCGCATCGCGGCGGTCGCCATATCAGCCGCCGTGGGCAGATCGGACCCGGCAATCCGCGCCAGGCCCATGACCGGCCCAATCACCGCCATGATCTCCTTGGGTGCCAGGCCTCTCTTCCCCAGGGTTTCCATGCCCGTAGCGATGTCCTTCGCAGAGAAGATGCCATCGCGGGCGAGCCGCTTGGCCAGGTCATAGAGCGCCTGGAATTCTTCCGCCGTCGCGCTCGTGATCCCTCGGACGCGTGCCATAGCGCTGGCGGCGTCGGAAAAGGTGTGCGCAGAGAGCGCCAATGGCGCAAGAGCAACAGCCGATATCTTGGCCAGGTCGCGGCCCCACGAGGACACCGTCGCGCCGAACGCTTTCAGCTGCGACTGGGCCTGCTTCAGGCCGCGCATGAGAAGCGTGTTGTCGACGGTGAGTTCGACATACGCCGCGCCCGCCCGAATGCTGCTGCCTAACGCCATGTCGCAAGCCTTCCTTGCCAATGGAGAGAAGAGCCTGCGGGCAAGTGTTCTCGCTTGCCCGCAGGCCGTCCAGGTCGGCCGCGCTTACTGCGTCCCGCCGCCCCTGACCGCTTGCTCCACGTTCTCAGCCGCAGCCGTCGCGCTCCGCTCGATCACACCGGCGCGTTCGATCACCTGATCGGCCTTGGCCTTGTTATTCGCCGCCACGAGGAGTGCCGTAACGACGCCGCCGATGAACCCGGCGGCAAGGCAAACGCAATACCACATAAGCTTCACCCTCCAAGAAACGCCGTTCGTCCCATTGCGATCAGCGCCACGAGGGGCGCTGCGATCCCCAGAACGATCACCAGTACTTTTGCCCACCATTGGTCCGGCAGCGGAAGGATCACGCCCAGGCTGAACACGATCAGCAGCACCAGCATGTCCACGATCCGGTTGCCCTGTTCCTCCTTCCGCCGTTCCGGGTCGAGCGCGAAAGGACTGGGTGACCTGGTTCAGGTCACCTCTCACCTCCTCCACTCTGGCGCGAAGGTTGCCGGTCTCCTGGACCATCGAGTTGACCGTCTCGGTCAGCTGCTGGTTCTGCTGGCGCAGGGTCACCATTTCCGCATGGATGTCCTTCAAGGCGCCGGAAAGGTCCGACGCCGGCTGCACCTGAACCTGGCTCCTCTGCGCGGCATTCGGCACGCCGGCGCACCCGCCGAGCAGAACCGCCATGATTCCGAATACGATGAGCGCCACGACACCCACGGCAATCCACTCCAACGCTCTGCGTCTCATGCGTTCCCTCCCTTCAAAAAGACCTTCTTTAACAGACCGATGTTGCTCCGCGTAATGGGAATGCCCGTACTGCTATGCTGACGCCGTTTCGAGGGGTGAAAGTCCTCGGGGTGATACGGGCCGTGCTTCTTGGGATCGCGGTTGACGTTGGCCAGCATCGCCAAGACGGCGCTCGTGTGGTTCCACTCGGCGTCCACGCGCGCCTCAGCCATCGCCGCCAGGTCCCGCAGCGTCAGCGGCCCAGGGTCAACTCCTACGATGCCGGCGCACTGCCGGACGAATCGCCAGGGGTCGAAGCGAACGCCCGCGCGATGGCCCGGTCCACCGCCTCGTCCATCTTCGGGTCGTCCAGTTTCAGGTGCGCCGCCTTCAGGAACTTCTCCTCGTACAGGCGCATCTTCTGAAGCGCGCGCCGGAGCACCTCGCGCTTCCCCCTGGGGAAAAAATCCACCAGTTCCTCCAGAAGCGCCACGGTCGCCGCCTCGATGGGGTCGCCAGCCATGCCGCCGCCGAAGTCCACGTCGGTGACGGACTTTGCCTCCGCCTGGTCTCTGCAAATCGCGAAGATCACGTCGCAGAGCAGGACCGGATCGGACGCCAACCGCTCGAGCAGCTTCCCGCCGTCATTGACAGCGTCCATCAGGTCCACCCCGCAGAGCGACTTGACCTGCTTGAGGGTGGTGACGTTCAGCGAGACCGTCCAGGTGCGGCCGCCGTTATCGGTGAAGGTTTTCAATGCGTGTCTCCTACCACTGATTCATGCGTTCACGGGTTCTGGGGCGCGGGGTCCAACGAAGGGGTGCCGGCTTCCATCCAGACCGGAGCCGTCGCCGAGTACGTCGGCTTCGCCGTCACGCTGACGGTCACAGCCTCCTCCAGCTTCTCGTTGCGCGAGAACTTGGTGATGGAGAAGTCCGCCACGAGACCGGTGCCGGTCTCCTTCGGCCCGTCGAGGATCGCCAGGCCGATCGCGCTGTCGCCGACAAAGGCATCGCTGATGGCGCTGAACCCTGCGTCGTCGGGGTTCCAGACCATCTCGAACTCGACCGAGCCGGACTTCAGCGTGCCGACCGTCGCCTTCCAACCGTTGTTCCCGCGCGTGGTGACATCCGCCTCGCCTTTCTCGAGGTTGAGGGTGTTGTCCTTGATGTCGGTCAGCTCGACCCAGTCACCCTGGGCGGCGGCCACGCCGCCGACCTTGTAGTACAGCTTCGCCTGCATCCCCGTCTTTGCGCCCATCGTCGTCACCTCCTACTTGACTGAACCTTCCCAGAAACTCGGAAGTCGCGGACGAATCGCCTCGAGCGCTGGGCCCATGAAGGGTCTCGGCGGGTAGTTGTCGCCTCGATACCTCCCGCCGAACTCGTGCGCCGAACCGCTGGTGCCGACCGCGTCGTAAGTCGGGCCGATCACGGCATCGAGCATGTCTTTCTCGACGGCGTACAGGATCGCCTCGCGCAGTTGTCCACGGCGCGTGTGCGGAGGCGTGCCCGGATCGCTGTACTTGTCGCTGCGGCGGATGCTGCGCCGGGCGGTCAGCCGGATCGCAGCGGCGGCATGCCCCAACGCCTGGATGCTGCCGTCGTTGGCCTTCCGCACGACCAGCAGGCTGTTGAAGGTTATCTTGATCGTCGCGCCGATCATTAGCTCATCACCTTGTAGGTCACCGTCAGTACGCTCGTGAACAGCCTCTTCTCCCTCAGATGGTCGGGCGCGCAGAGCGGCTTGATGGCCGTCTTCTGCCAGGCCGCGTTAGCCAAGTGCCGCCGGTTCAGGAACCGCGCGACCTCCTGCACTAGCGCCATGAGCACGTCGGTATCCTCGACGGCCAGCGAGGCAGGCTTCTGCTGGACGGCCACGTCCACCGCCACGTTGCGGGCATCCCTGACACGGTCGAGAGGTGAAACCTCGATCTCACGCGGCACCACTGTCACCCGCAGCGTCGCCATCTCGGAGAGGTCACGCTCCGGTAGCATGGTGCGCTCGGCGGTGAACGGCTGGGAAAACTCGTGGCCGTTCAGCAGGTCCGTGACCTCCTGCGCGATGAACGCCGCATCCGACCCGCCGCGTTCCCCGACGGCGACCTCCACGGGCGTCGAGGGGAGCGAGTACTGGCCGCCATATTCCGAAACCGCGACGAACTGCACCTGCGCGGCAGGAAGGCCCCCGATGGCGAGCGCGCCATTTCCCTCCCGGCTGCCGCCCAACACCCAGGCCCCGGCGCTCAGGCGACGCCAGTACACATGGTGCGTGGCCAGTTCGTCGCCGAGGACCGACGCCGTGACCGACGAGCCGGTGCCGTCGTCGGCAACCGACAGCCTCGGCGCGCGCGGAGCGCCCGGCCCGGGGCCGGAATCGAGCATCGTCCACCATCCGGCGGTGCCGACGCTCTGTATGTCACCCTTGAGGGTTGGCATCAGCCCGGCGTCCTTTCACCAGCGGCGATGGTCAGCGTGAAAAGAGGAGTCGCCCCGTCGTCGTCATAGTAGGTGTAGCTGTTGCCGGACTGGACAATCTTGCCGCGCGTGAACGAGAAGAGCGCCGCGAGAATCTCTGCGACCGTGGTTGTGCCGCCGGCGGTCACTCCCGTTGCCGCAAGGACGGCCGCCGCGTTCTCCTCCGGAGAGGGTATGTCCGGCGCGGCGTAAGCCGACGCTGCCAATCGCGTGCTCACGGGAGCGTCGAGCCTGGCAAGCTGCGTGCTGTTCGCGTCCATCTCGGCGCGGATTGCGGTGACGGTCGGCGGCGTTCCGGTGTACGGGTTCGTCGGGATCGCGGCGACCTGGCTCGCGAGCGATCCGATGGCGTTGCAAATGGTCGTCTGGCTCGCCGCCGTCGCGTCGCCCGGAGGGGTCGAAAGAAGCCGTGTCGCGTAGCTCCAGATGTCCGAGGCCAGCGTTCCGAAGCTGCTCAGGGTTCGCGTCCCGGCACCCCAAACAGCGGTCGCCGTGTCACTGGCGAGGGTGCCAAACGATGTCAGGGTGCGAGTCGCGTTGGCCCACACAGCG